TAAAAGATAAAAACTATTCTGCAATAGTTGATTTACCTAAAATTGATAATTCTCAATATGTTTATAAAAGAGTACTATTAGATAATCATCGCCATGTAGCAATAGACGAAGTATTTGAATTATTAAACGGAATGTAACCTCTTCCATAACTTTTTCATATTTATAGGGGAATAACCTAATTAAATAAAAAATGGCAAACATCCCTATATGGCCTGGCTCTTCTTCATTCGCAGCAGGAGATACTCCTTTTTCATTTTATGATAATGATGCGGATTTCCAAACAGATGCTGTAACAACAGCGGCTTGGTGCGCTACACGTTTAGGATACCCATTAGTAGACATTGAATTACAAGCAGTTAATTTTTTTACTGCTTTTGAAGAAGCCACTAACGAATATGGTAAACAATTATATGATTTTCAAATAATTAATAATTTTCAAACGTTAGAAGGCAACACAACAGGATCTAATTTTAACAATCAATTAATAACTCCAAATTTAGGAGGTACTATTAATGTATCTGAACAATATGGTAATGAAGTTGATGGTGGGGGTGGAGATTATAAACTAGAAACTGGTTCTTTAGACGTAAAACAAGGAACTCAAAAATATGATTTATTAGAAAATATAGGATCTTCAATTAGTGGTTCAGAAGCGGTTTATATAAAAAAACTTATGCATTATCAACCTTCTGCAATTAATAGATATTTTGATCCATATGCGGGTACTGGTACAGGTATTCAATCATTAATGCAAACATTTGGATTTGGTAATTATTCACCAGGTGTAAACTTTATGTTAATGCCTATGTTTTTTGATGCTTTAAAAATACAAGCAATTGAATTAAATGATACAATTAGAAAATCAGGATATCATTTTAATATAGAAAATAATAGATATTTAAAATTATTCCCTATTCCTACAACGGGTTATACTTTACATTTTGAGTATCAATTAAAATCAGTAGCAAATGCTCCAGTAAAAAACACAGCAAATAACTTAATAACAGATATATCAAATGTACCCTACACTAATCCAACTTATGCTTTTATAAATCAACCAGGAAGACAATGGATTAGAAAATATACATTAGCCCTAGCTAAAGAAATGTTAGGAAGTATAAGAGGTAAGTATCAAGCATTACCTATTCCTGGAGAAACAACAACTTTAGATTATTCAAGATTATTAAGTGAAGCATTAGGTGAAAAAGCAGCCTTAATAGAAGAATTAAAAGGTCTTTTAGAAGAAACTACAAGATTAAAACAATTAGAAAGAAAAAACCAAGAAGCACAACAAACACAAGAAACTTTTTATAAAGTACCTTACCATATTTACATAGGATAATGATAAAATTAAAAAACATATTGAATGAAGTACTAAATGAATTTATAGTACAAGCTTATATGCTAACAGATCCTGATTATAACATTACTGATATATTAGAACAAATTAGAGCTATAAGAAAAGTTACAATTATAAGAAATATTACACCTCCTGAATATAATCAAAAGAAAAATTTTGAATATACTTTAGTTACAATTAAATTTATATCAAGGGGAAATCCTAAACAAGATTTAGAAAAAATAAAACAAGATGTATTAACATCTGATAGATCAGTAACAGATTTAAGAGTACCAGGTGTTAAATCATTTAAATATAAACCAGAAACTTTACAAAGAATATAATGGCTTTATTTGGGGGTTCACGAGACATATCACTTTTTAACACAATAAGTAAAGAACTTATTAATGATATAATCCAAACAGAAGTTGGATATTATAAATTTGCTCTTGAACGTACAACTTCTAATGTTTATGGTGAATCTATGGGTAAAATGTTTTATGAACCCGTAAGAATCGCGTGTTTAATGAATAAAGAAGATCAAACATGGTCATCTGATGACTTTGGATCTGACGTTAATCAATCATTTGATTTTCGTTTTTTAAAAGAAGAATTAAAAGGTATAAATTTAGTACCTGAAATAGGAGATATATTACTTTTTAAAAATAATTTCTATGAAATTGATAGTAAAATAGAAAACCAATTAATATTAGGTAAAGACCCAGATTATGCTATTTCAACAGGAACAACTGATTTTGGTAGTAGCCATTCAATTATTTTAACAGGTCACTTATCAAGAGTAGAAAAATTAAATCTAATACCTTTAAGAGGAGGAAAATATCCTACTACTAATAAAATAACAGACGGAACAGCAAATCTATACGATATATAAAATGGCACAAGATAATTCAAATAAATTTTTAAGGCCTTTACCTCAAAGAAATAATGATAAACTTAGAGATAATTTAAGTGCTCCTGATATTCTTAACCCAGCAAATCCAAGTTTTCCAGTAGAAGGTATAGTTCCTAGTAATCGTCAACCACAAAAAACACCTATAAATAGAGGTGAAATAACTAAAAGAGAAGATGACGATGTTAACGATATATCTATAGGTTTACAAGACCATGATGAAGCAATAATGTATTACTTCAATAATGTGATTAAACCATCAGTAGTTACTAATGGGGATAGAGTAGATGTCCCATTAGTTTATGGTTCTCCCGAAAGATGGAAAGGAGTTCAACGAGATGGTTATTTTAGAGATAAGGAAGGAAAAATACAAACACCTCTTATTATGTTTAAAAGAGATAGTGTTGAAAAAAGAAGAGATTTAGGTAATAAAATGGATGCAAATAATCCTCAACTTTACTATGTATTCCAGAGTACTTATAATAAAAGAAACCAATATGATAACTTTTCAGTATTACAAAATAGAACTCCTAATAAAGAGTTTCATGCTGTTGTAGTACCTGATTTTGTAAAATTAAAATATTCATTTATTATTTGGACTGATTTTGTAGCACAGAATAATAAAATAGTAGAAGCAATAAATTATTCTTCTGATTCATATTGGGGAGATGAAGAAAGATTTAAGTTTAATGCGAGGATTGATACTTTTTCTAATAATGTAGAAGTAGCACAAGGAAATAATAGAATGGTAAAAACAAATTTTGGATTAGAATTACAAGGATATATAGTACCAGATGCTATGAATAAAGAATTAGCTAAAAAACCACAAAAATTCTTTAGCAAATCAACAGTAGTATTTGATACAGAAATAATAACAACATCAGGTCCATCTAAAACAAGAGAAGAAGTAAGAAAAGAAACAGGAGAATATAGAGTAGGGGGAACAAGTGCTCCTAGAACAACTGGGGGAATAGGCACAAATAGTGTTGGAATCTCAAGCATATAAATTAATAAATAAATGGCAAAGAAAAATAGAAATACACTAAAAGGGTTTTTTGAAACAGGTAAAAATCCTACAGAAGGTCAATATGCTAATTTAATTGATTCGTTTGTTACATTAAGTGACGAAAATACTGGTAGTTTAAATATAAAAGGAAATACAGTATTAGATGGTCATTTAACTGCTTCAGGAGGTATAACAGCCAGCGGAACTTTAGTTATAGGTGGAGAAATATCAGCTTCAGGAGGAATTAGTTCAAGTGGAACAATAGAAGCACAACAATTTGTGGGAGATGGTAGATTTTTAACAAATATAACTTCTTCCACAATAAATACATTTGGGGTTACAGCTTCATTTACTTCGGGGGCTCCAACAGGATCTTTAATAATTAGTGGTACTTTATTCCATTCATCCGCTTCATCAAATATATTGATGGCTATTGAATCAACAGGATCTATTATTCCTGCAGACACAAGTAATTATGATTTAGGTTCTCCTACAAATTTTTGGAAATCTTTATTTGTAAGTAATAGTTTTGCAACAACATACACAGGTATATTTAATGGAGCTGTAAGTGGATCAACATTAAGTTCTGCAGCTCAAGGTACAGCAGTTTTAACCACAAACGGAGTAGCAGGTAGTACTATTGACTTAGGTTTACAAACAACAGATAGTGTATCATTTGCAAGTATAACTTCTTCAGGAGACATTACGGCAAGTAGTGGAATAAAAGCAAATTTAATAGAAGTTAGTGGAGGTGAAGATCAAGGATATAGATTTGTCGGCGATCCAGATACTGCCATTTACCAAGAAGGTCCTAATGCTATAACTTTTAAAGCAGGAAGTACGGATACTTTTACAATTAGTGCTACAGGAATTTCAAATATAGGAAATTCAATTTTAGGAAATGCATCCTCAGACACACATTTGTTTACAGGACATATAACAGCCTCAGGTAATATAAGTGCAAGTGGGACAATTTTTGCAAATAATTTCCAATCAGCAGGGGGTGATGTAGGAGGAATAAATTTTACTGATGAATTAAACTTAACAGGAAATTTAACAGCATCAGGTGACATAAGTTCAAGTGGAACAATAACTGCAAATTCATTTGTAGGAACATTTACAGGTGGAGTCACAGGAAATGCTACAGGTTTAACTGGTACCCCAAACATATCTGTAGGGAATATTACAGCCTCAAGTGATGTAAGTTCAAGTGGAACTATAACTGCAAATTCTTTAGTAGGAACTTTAGCAACAGCAGCTCAAACAAACATAACATCGGTAGGTACTTTAAGTTCATTAACAGTAACGAACCATATAACAGCCTCAGGTAATATAAGTGGTAGTGCTACATCCACAGGTTCTTTTGGTCAAATAGAAGTTGATGGTTTATTTAGCCGTGCTAACGATGCAAACACAGGATTAGAATTTTCTTCAGACACAGTTGCTATACAAGGTAATAATCAACAAGCAGCAATTTTTGCATCTCAACATATAATATTACTTCAACCCGTAACAGCCTCAGCTGATATAAGTGCAAGTGGTAATATAATAGCACCACAATTCCATATAGGTGGAGATGGTGTTACTCCTCCAGTTTTTCTAACCCACCATGTTGCAGGTGATAACTTACAAATAGTAAATGGTGGTTTACTAGTACAAAATGATATAACAGCTTCACAAAATATAAGTGCAAGTGGTTTATTATTTGCTTCATCTTCAGTAGGAAATTTTTCAGACGTAGTAGTTCAAGATTTAAATACAGGTAGATTTTACACTACATCCTCAACAGCTTTAGCTTCATCCCTTACAGCAGCAGGTATATCAAGCTCGTTTGTAATAAATTCTGCTACTAGTTCGTTTGTATTAAATTCACAAACAAGTTCTTTTGTAAGTAATGATGGATCAGCTGTTTTAAGTGCACAAACGGGTTCTTTAAATAATTTAAAGATCTCAGGATCAGGAAATAATAGTATTAGTATAAGTTCAAGTGGTGATATAACAGCTTCAGGTAACATAAGTGCAAGTGGAATTATAACAGCATTAACAGGTTCTTTTGATAATATTTTAGGTAGCTTTGAGACTGATGGATTTATAAGTGCAATGGGAATAGGTACTCCTAGTAATATCACCTCTGATATAACAATACCTTCAGGTGTAAATGCCGTTCAATTTACTAATAACACAGGTAATTTAACAATTCCTTCAGGTGTTAATTATACACTTAATGCAGGAGCTACTACATCTACACCATTTTTACTAGATGCTACAGGAGGTGGAGCTACTATGACTGGGCATTTAAGAATAGCAGGAGATGTTAGTGCTAGTGGATTAATTAAAGCAACATCAGCTTCATTTGGTAATTTAGGTGTAAGTGCTTTTGGTGATATATCATCATCAGGTAATATAACTGCAAGTGGAGATTTAGAAATAAGAAATATAACATCTAGTGGGACTTCAACCCTAGGAGGTACAGTATATTTAAGTGGTTCAATATATTCAGGTTCAAATCCTGACACAAAAACAGAAGCAGCTTTAGTAGCTTTAGTAGTTACTGGTTCTATTATACCAGAAGGAACTAATAAATGGAGTTTAGGTTCCACAACAAATTTCTTTAAAGATTTATATGTAAGTGAAGATTCAATTAAATTTGTTAGTGCTTCAGGAGAAATATCTCAACTTAGACAAAAAGATGTTAAAGATATAAAAGAAGGAATACCAGTAGAATTAGCATCAAAATCTTTTAATGCAGTAGGATCTGATTCATCAGTATCTGATCTTATAAGTTATATAAGACCACAAGCTATATATCATCCAACAGATGATGAAACAGCAATTCTTCTTAAGACGGCAGGTAAATTATCATTCCGTACTCCGGGAGGAGATCCTTTTATAATACATGCAGACGGAGCAGGAAATGATAGAATACAATTAGGTAGTTCAACAACTAATAATACAAGAATTGAAATACCTGGATTTATAAGTGCTAGTAAAGCAACAGCAAACCATGTTATAGGAGGTATAACAACATTTGGAGATAGTACAATAACTGTTAATGGTCCTGCGGGACATATAACAGCCTCTGGAAATATAAGTGCAAGTGGTAATATAACAATAGCAAACTTATCTGCAAGTAATAATTTAAGGGTAGATGGAATAGGTTCATTTAGTAATTTAGTTGTTGATGGCGCTATCACAGGTAGTATTATAAGTGGTAGTACAATTATTGCAACTACACTTACAGGCTCTTTATCTGGAAATGCAACAGGATTATCGAGTACACCTTCTATATCTATAACTCAATTAACAGCAAGTGCAACAATAAGCTCAAGTGGAGATATAGTAGCAAATAATTTAACTATTGCTAATACAAGTTCTTTAGCAAATATTAGCATAACGGGAAATGTAAGTTCAAGTGGAACTATATCAGCAGTATCAATGTCTGGAGATGGTTCAGGATTAACAGGAGTAACAGCAGAATGGGATGGTTCAAGAAATGGAAATGCTGAAATAACAGGATCTTTAACAATAGTAGGTGGTGTTACAGCTTCAGTAGGTATAAGTTCAAGTACTATAGTAACAACAGGAGGTGTAACTTTAGGAAATGGATCTACAGACAGACATTTAATTACAGGTAATATTA